CATGGAATTAGGCATTAAAAATGATGAAGCACTTATAAAAGTTGCTACTATTTTTCAACGTATATTTGCAAACGAAGGTAATGAAGATAATGGGTTTGGTATTTCTGAAGAGGAAAAAGAACAATTACTTAAAGAAATAAATAGTTTACAATTACCACCTAAAAAAGAAGAAGAGTAATGTTAGACGACAATAGATTATCATCAAATAAAAAAACTAACCCTAATTTAAACCTTTTAGATTTTAGAGATGATGTTATAATAGGTAGAGTAAAAAACATTTTTTTAGAAAAAACAGACGATGATAATTTAGGAGCTATTGAAGTACAACCAGTATACCCAGAAGATCAAACTACTATAATAGCATTTCCATTTTTCCCCAATACTACTTCATATCCTCTTTTAGAAGAAATAGTTTTATGTAAAAAACTTCCTTCTGAATTTTTAGGAGTATCTGAAGGGAGTACAAAATATTATTACATGGGAGTAGTAAATATTTGGAATAACCCTCATGTAAATTTTTATCCTAGTCCAAGAACTACAAATGGAAATATTCCTATTTCTGAAAGAAAAACTTATAAAGAGATAGCAATTGGTTCTACTATTAAAATTGATTCAAATATTCCAGAAAATTTTCCTTCTGTTCAAGGTACTTTTGAAGAAAGAGATAACATTCACCCTTTACAACCTTATTCAGGTGATACTATACATCAAGGTAGGTTTGGAAATAGTATTAGATTTGGGAGTACTAATAAAACCTTAAAAGGTAAAGGAATAAACGATTGGTCAGATTGGAAAGGTGAAGATAGTCAAATATTTGGTAAAAAAGTTCCTAATAAAACAGGAGACCCTATTATAATTTTAAGAAATGGACAACCTATTCTAAAATCAAAATTACCAAGAAACCCATGGACTCCTATTGATGAACAAATAAATTGGGATTTATCTTCAATTTACATGACATCAAACCAAAAAATTCCCATTTCAGTTAATAGTTTTAGTACCAATTCTTTTAAAGGATTTTCCCGTCCTGCTGACCCCAATACATTTGCAGGAGGACCCCAAGTTATCATAAGAGCAGATAGATTGGTATTTAATGCTAGACAAGATAGTATCTTATTAAGTGCTGAAAGATCAGTACATCTATCATCTAATGAATCCTTGAATTTTGATACTGAAAATTTTATTGTAGATGTAAAACAAAACATAAAACTTGGAAGTAGTGGAGCTTCTCAACCTTTAATCTTAGGAGATAAATTTTTATATGATTTAAATCAAGTAATGGAAAGTTTATCATTTTTATGTAAAAGGTTACAAGATAAAAATATATGGCCTGGGGGTGTTAATGTACCTGCTGCTGATATAATAGCAGCTGCTGTTGCTTGTGAAGGAGTTATTTCAAAAACCTTCCAGCCAAGAATAGAATCATATAAATCAAAAACATCATTTACTGATTAATGCCTAATACAGATAAAATATACGTTATATTAATGACGGGATTAGAAACTAATGTTAATTCCCAAGGTCAAGCTACACTATTTTTAGATGGATATGGTGAAGATGAAGGGCTACTATATTTTTCTCAAGTAGAGTTACCAAAATTACTAGTTGCTATAAAAAAATACCCAGATGTTCCTATTGTTTTATATAGTTACGCTGGTAAATTTGCTCCACAAGTAGCTAAAGTTGTCCAAGATAAATCTAGAATATTTGTTATAGAGCCCTGGGTTGCTAATTCAGATAGATTACAAGGAGCTATTGATGCTATTGCTGAAGGAATTCCAAGTACAAATTATCAAGTTGGTAAAAGCGCAGCTTTTGGAAAAGGTGTACCTAATGCATCCCAAACCCCCACAGGACTTGGCCATTCTCAAGCTTTAACTTATGCAGGAGAAGTTATAAGATCTAAATACCCTCCACCACCACCAGAACCACCAACAATAGAAGTAACATTTAAAGGATCTGTTACTACACCTGATGAATTCAACCCAGGCCAACAAGAACCAGCTGGTGGTGCTAATATTAAAATAAGTAGAAATGGTAACCAAGTTACAGGAATAGTAGTACCTGTAGGAGGTGAAATTAATGAAATTAAAAACCTTGAAATAGGGACTTATCAAATTGAAATTAGTTTTATTGGTTATAAAACTCAAAATATTACTAAACAAATAACAGCTACAACTAAAGAAATTAGCCTTGGGGATATTGAATTGGTTGAAGATAGAGAATTATTAGATGCTGTTGAAGTTATATCAGAAACATTTATAGGAACTGTTGTTGATAAAAAAACTAAAGAAAAAATAGCAGGAGCTGTAATCCAATCTTCAATTACAGGTTCAGCTGATGGAAAACTTCAACAAACTAGATCTAAATCTGGGAATGATATAGGTGAATTTGTTTTAGGACTCCAAATAAATCAAGTAACTTTGTTTAGTGATGGAAGTTCAAAATCAACAAGAGTAGATGACCAAATAACTGTTGTAGTAAGTGCTGAAGGTTATGCTTCAAGTTCACCCATACAATTAGTAAAAGGAGATGGAACTTTAAAGAAAGATTTAAAAATTATTCCTTTAACCCCCTTACAAAATAAAGTTGAAGAAGAAATAATATCTAATAAAAACTTAACAGATGCTCAAAAAGACTTAATAGAAGGATTTTCATTTAAAGATTTTATATCCTCATTACTTAAAAAAATATTTAGAACTATTCAAGATAGATTAATCCCCTTTATCTTAAACCAAATAGCTGCTTTTGGGGTTGCTGAATTTAATGAACAGGTACTAAAAAATATAGATGAGTTACCTAAAGTATGCCCCTCAAATATAGATAACTTAAATAAAATAATAGAGAAAAAAAACAATTTAACTAAACAATTAAATAATTTATATAAAAGTATTAACTTAATAAATAAATTTTTAGATATTCCTCCTATTACTATTCCAGTAGCGGAAGGTGCAGTTATAGCAGCTAAAGCTTATGTTGCTGCCTCAGCATTTATCCCATCAACAGCAGTTACACCCAACCCAGTAGGACCCATTCTTATAGTAAAAGACTTAATTGATAAATTTGAAGATTTAATAGATATATTAAAAAATAAACTTGGGGTAGGGACATTACAGTTAAGAATAATAATAGAAGAACTTAGAAAAGTTTTATTATTATTAGATATATTAGATGCTTTAATACAAACTTGTACTGAAGAATTAACTCAAGATGATAATGGTAATATCCAAAATCAAACACCAATTTCACCCCAACTACTCGCCTCAACCCAACAACAATCACAACAGCTATCTCCCGTAGTTACAAATGTTAATGGATTTGATATGAGTGTTATAACAGAAGATGGTGAAACCGAATTTGATCTTAAACGAAGAAGAGCAGTAGCTAAAAATAAAGCAGGAATAATTATGCTTAAAGGAGAACTTTCATTTTCTTCAAATGATCAAATATTAATAGACGAATTAGTATTCTATATACAACAAAATGATTTAAAAGCCGAATAATATTATATTTATAAAAAACAGTATATGAAAACCGAAGCACTTAAAAAGTTAATAAAAGAAGCAGTTAGAGAAGCAATACAAGAAGAATTAAAAGAGGTTTTATTAGAAGCAGTTAAAGCGCCTAAAGTTCAAACCCCACAACCAATTCAAGAAAATAAAACTATTACTTCAACAACTCCACCACCTGTATCACAAGCAGATAGGAGACAATCTTATTTAGATATTATTGGTGAAACAAAATTAAATTTAACAAGTAAAGACGCACAAACATTTAATCCAAGAGGTACAATAGATACTACTTCCCCAAACGGTCAATTACCATCAGGAGAAGTTAATATGGATCAAATAATGGGGTTAATGAAAACTAGATAATGGCATTTGGAGCACAACAAATATTTCCAATAGACTTTGATAAAAGTGCAGCTGTAGGAGTAGATATACCCTTTTCAGCTCCAGGTGTATTTAAACCAAATTACACTACAGCAGCAGCTATTAAGAATAACTTAATAAATTATTTTTTAACTAATCCTGGAGAAAGACCATTAAATCCAACATTTGGAGGGGGATTAAGAGCTTTTATTTTTCAACAAATAACAACTGATAATTTAGACTTTTTAGAAGAAAGAATAGCATCTGATTTATCTAAATTTTTTCCAAATGTTAGAATTGGAAATTTAGAAATATTAAGACAAGAGGATACTAACACAATAACAGTATCGTTAACCTATAGTGTGGTAAATACAAACATTAATGATACTTTACAAATAAACTTTACATAATGGCTATAGTAGATAGAGACGTAAAATATTTAAATAGAGATTTTTCTGATATTAGGGCTAGGTTAATAGAATTTTCTAAAACCTATTTCCCTAATACTTATAATGATTTCTCTCCTACATCACCTGGGATGATGTTTATGGAGCAAGCTTCTTATGTAAGTGATGTGATGTCTTTTTATTTAGATAACCAGTTACAAGAAACATTTACTCAATTTG